CCATGGGTGGCGTGAACTTATTGACAGCGCGGTCAATCTCAATTTGCATGGTCTGTGACATTGTTTTCTCCTTTGGGTTGTGTGTTCCAGGCTTGCACCAACAGGGTTGCGTTATAGGGGATGCGTGTCACGGTAGACAAGAATAAGCCCTTACCGCGCTGTTTGCGTCCCCATGCATCCATGGCATTGGTGTTCTTCAATTCGTTGCGTTTGACGGCGGCATAGACCGCGTTGGGCTTGAATCCTGCCTCTACCAACTCGGACATGGTCCGAGGTTCTTGGCAGTAGTCTTGCAGCTCGGTCACGCCGACCACCATGCGACAAGCAGTGCGGCCAAGCCTACGCCGATGGCGAGGCACAGCAAGTAGTCAAAGGCAGCCTCAGCGCGTTTGCTGAGTTTGCGGTGGTTCTCCACCGTCATGGCGTGTTGTGTGTGGTTCATAAAAGCCTTTCAAGTTGTTGACGAAGTAATCATAGCACTATTTGCATATCTGTCAAATCACCTACAAGTTAGTCAGGTATTTCATACCCTACAATGTCTCTGCGCGTTTCTGCTTTCGCGCAGTTGCCTTTGGGGGATCGGTTCGCTGATCCCCTTTTTTCCCTGTACACTTGACGCTTTCCACAAAACATGGTTAACATTGTAAACATGAAAGTATCTCAACAAGCAATACACGACATCAAGCACAAGATTGAGTCAGCCGGTTATCGGATGTCGGACTTGTGCCGAGTCGCAGAGATTGATCAGGCGCAGCTCTCGCGCTGGGTTAACGGTCAGACAGAGCCACTTTACAGCACCGTCATACGCTTGGAAGAGGCTGCCAATGCGCTGATCTCAGCGCGTTTGCAGGTGCTCAACAAGGCGATGGAGGATGCCGTCAAATGAGAGTAATCGGAATCGATCCTGGCCTTTCCGGTGCGGTGGCCGTCATCAATGGCACTGACAGTTTGATCGTCATTGATATGCCCACCATGACGGTGGAGCGCAACGGCAAAGCCAAGCGACAGGTCAGCGCCAGCGAGTTGGCTGACATCTTCTCCCCCTACGACTCAAGCAAGTGTCATGTCTATGTTGAAAAGGTCAGCGCAATGGCTGGCCAAGGCGTGACAAGTGTCTTCAGCTTTGGGCGCTCATTTGGCATGATTGAAGGCATCTTGGCCGCGTTCAAACTGCCAGTGACATATGTCGCGCCAGCCACTTGGGTCAAGGCCGTTGGCCGTGGCCAAGGCAAGGATGCCAGCCGCGCACGCGCCATGGAACTCTTTCCAAACAATCAGTCTGACTTTAAGCGAGTCAAAGATGATGGCAGATCAGACGCTGCGCTGATCGCATATTGGGGCAAACACCATGCAAGATAAAGAGAGACAAGTCATGCGCGAGCACATCATCTGGCTGGGCACTCAGTTGGAGTTGCAACGCAAAGCCAATCAGGACAAGGTGGTGCTACTCAAACGCATCCTAGACCCCGAAGACCTTGGACACGCTGTCAGCCATGAGGTGAGGCAGTTGGCGTATCAGATCATCATCAATGACCATCACTTGGAAAGAGACACATGGCAACAAAACAACGCAGACTAAGACCCTCGGCATCATCACGGTGGATAGCGTGTCCAGGCTCGGTCAAGCTCTGCGCTCAAGTACCTCAACGCCCCTCTGGTGAAGCCGCGCAGCTTGGCACTGCCATTCACGCGCTGGCCGAGACCTGCTATCAGCTCGACACCGATCCCATGAAATTCATTGGCGAGGAGATTGAAGGCGTGATATTGGACGCTGACGATTGTCAGATGGCGCTGGACTACCTGAACGAGATTTGGAATATCGAAGGGCTGACAGAAAAAATGAATGTCGAGTACCCAGTGAAGTATCAGTCTGCTGAATACATCCAAGTGGGTGGCACTGCTGATGTCGTGGGTTACTCCATGAAGAGTGGCAAGGTCTATGTCACTGATTTGAAAACTGGCAAGGGTTATGTTTCAGAGGACTCTACACAGCTCAAGATTTACGCGCTTGCCTACACGCAGGGCATGGGGCGCGATTGGATCAAAGAATTCCATCTCACGATTGTGCAACCGCACTCAGGCGAGCCGCGCACAATGGTCATGCCAGCAGCCGAGTTGTGGGAGTGGGAAGAGAAGGTACTGCGTCCCGCGATGATCGCCACACAGCTTGATGACCCGCCACTCTATATGTCCGAATCTGCTTGTCAGTGGTGTGACGCGAAGACGATTTGCCCTAAACAGAAACAACAATTCGATGTTGTGGCCACACAGACTGACATCACCGCGATGAACAAAGAAGAGATCGCGGAGGTGATGAAGACACTCACACCGGATCAGATCAGCGCCATTCTGGACAAAGCACCGATGGTTGAGAAATTCATCAAGGCGGTGGAAGAGCACGCGATGCAGGCTATGGAAAAGGATGGCATGGTGCTGCAAGGCTGGCAACTCGCACCGAAACGCCCAACGCGCAAATGGTTGGATGGTGACAAGGCCGCTGACAAGTTGGCCGAGTTGGGACTTACCCGAACACAGATTTTTGAAACAAACCTTATTACTCCAGCGGCAGCAGAGAAACTGCTTCCAAAGGATCAAAGAGTTATCTTGGACGAGTTATCGGTCAAGGTATCAAGTGGACTCACGCTTGCGAGAGATCGCAGTCTGAGTCAATAATGCAAACCCTGAAACTTAGAAAGCGAAACGCAAAATGCTAAACCTCTCATCTGCTGGCGGCTCTGGAAACTACATCCGCTTCTCTCCTCAAGCTAACGCTTGGACAAACAATCTTGGCGAGGAAATCCAACTCAAAAAGATCGTGTTCGACATCAATGATGTGCAAACAGGTTGGCTTGAACTTGGCGTAGGTGTACGCAATTGGCAGCCTGATGCGGCACTCGGTAAGAAAGGACCGCAGCCATCACCCGAAAGTCGGCGCGGATTCATCGTCAAGTTTTACAACAAAGAGGTTGGGTTGGTGGAGTGGTCATCTAACGGCGTAGGTTCAAATATGTCGCTGGAAAAGCTGTACTTGGAGTGCGCCGCGCAGCAAGCCGCCAATGTGGGCAAGTTGCCTGTGCTGGAGTACACCGGCAGCAAACTGGAAAAGATCGGCAAGGGCACGACACGCATTCCAGCGTTCAACATCATCAGTTGGATTGATCGTCCATTGGGTATGGATGCTGAAGGTGCTGATCACTCTGTACCGGCTGCTGTACCAGTTTACACACCAAGACCTTCGTTTGTGCCACCAGTTGCAACGCCACAGAAGTCAGCAATGGCCGCGGCAGTAGCTGATGACGAGATGTTTTAACTGATTGCTTTGAAGCACCGCTGGCTAACCCCAGCGGTTTTTTTTCCTCTAAAAAATACAACATGAAATATCTCTCACTTTGCAGTGGTATTGAGGCGGCAACCGTAGCATGGCATCCCCTTGGATGGGAGGCAGTAGCGTATTCGGAGATCGAAAGATTTCCCTCTGAAGTGCTGGCGCACCATTACCCACACACGCCAAACCTTGGCGATATGACGAAATTTAAGGAGTGGTCAATTGAATCAAATGTCGATGTTCTTGTCGGAGGAACTCCCTGCCAATCATTCAGTGTCGCAGGACTCAGAAAAGGATTGGATGATCCGCGTGGCAACCTCATGCTCACCTATCTTGCCATTGCTCGCCAATATCGGCCCAGATGGTTGGTCTGGGAGAATGTCCCTGGTGTCCTGTCATCTAACGGAGGAAAAGATTTTGGAGTCTTCCTCGGGGCGCTGGGAGAACTCGGGTATGGGTTCGCATACAGGGTTCTTGACGCTCAATACTTCGGAGTGGCACAGCGCCGCCGCCGTGTGTTCGTTGTCGGATACCTTGGAGACTGGCGAGCGGCCGCAGCGGTTCTTTTTGAGCGCCACAGCCTGTCAGGGCATCCTGCGCCGAGCAGAGAAAAGAGGGAAAGTGTTGCCGGAACAATTGCAGCACGCTTTGGCATCAGTCGTAACAACCACGAAGAATGCGTGACCTCAGTAGCAAAAGGTTTTTATGAGTCTGGGTTTGCCCAATATCAAAAAGCGGATGTGGGCGGGACAATTAAGGCATCAGGTGGCGTGTTGGGTGGAGGCAGTGAGACTTTCTTAGCGCAACCCATTGCATACAACATTGCGCCTGGCAAAGGTGCATTGAAAGATGACATCCATGTCACTGATGCTGATTCGACAAAGACTTTGGATGCGTCAGGTAGTAATCCTGCAATGCATCAAGGTGGCGCGGCAATATTGCAAGCAATGGCCGTCAGAAGACTTACCCCTGTGGAATGTGAGAGATTGCAGGGCTTTAGCGATAACTACACCGACATCAAATCAAAGGGCAAACCCACGCCAGACGGGCCAAGGTACAAGGCGCTAGGCAACAGCATGGCAGTGCCTGTGATGGCATGGATCGGGCAACGCATACAAGAAGTAGAGGCAATATGCAAGCAGAACAAATAGCCAAGCTGATACAGCAAAGAAATGAAGAACTCAAGTTGATGGCAGAACATCAACTGCTGATGCTGCATTTCAAAATCTTGCAGAAAAAAGTGAAGAAGCTGGAGAAGAAATGCAAGCAGAACAAATAGCCAAGACGCTGGGCAACGCGAAGAAAGCCAACGGTCAATGGGTGGCTAGTTGCCCTGTACCGAGTCACGGCAAAGGCAACGGCGACAAGAATCCATCACTCAGCATCGACATCAATGATGAGGGCAAGCCTCTCTTTCACTGCCATGGTGGTTGCAGCCAAGAGGATGTCTTCCACACCATCAGAGCATTGAACTTGCTACCGGAACTCTTGGACAAGCCTGATCCCTTGGCCAACATCAGACCGATTCCGCGCAACATACTGGAACAGGAGTGGGCGTATCAGGATGAGGACAGGCAGACAGTCTTCGTTAAGCAGCGGTACAAGATAGGGGAGTCTGGAAAGACTTATAGACTCTACAAAGTTGATAGTGATGGCAGACGCTCCACAACGCTTGGTGACGCACGCATCGTCCCCTACAACCTGCCTGCGCTCTTGGACGCGAAGACAGCGGGGCGCAATGTCTTCTTGGTAGAGGGCGAGAAGGCAGCGGACGCGATCAAGTCAATTGGCATGATCGCCACCACCGCGCACACTGGCGCCGGATCATGGCCAGCCGCCATCACCGAATACTTTGCCGGAGCGCAGGTCATCATCGTGCCGGACAACGATGTAGCCGGTTGGGGTTATGCGTACAAGGCAGCCGAGGCTATTCTGCCCATCGTGAAGTCACTGAAGGTTGTTGACCTTGGATTACAGGGGCAAGGTGACGATGCCTTTGAATTCATTGAGGCGGGTGGCGGTAGAGCCGAGCTGGTGGCGTTGGTCAAGGCGGCGCCAATCATCACAACGCTGGATCAGGTAACGATGCCCGAACGATTGAATCCGATTTTGCAATCAAGTACACAAAACGAGGAAAAGCATACACATGAGCTTGATCATGTACAGAAAACGGCAGAAATTGAACATGAGTTTGCGGCAGAGCCAGCAGCACCACCAAAACCGTCAAAGCAAATACAGATCGAGCATTGGGACTCCATCCAAGATGAGCCGGTGAAGTGGCTGATTGATGGTGTGTTGCCGCAAGGCGCGTTCAGTGCGCTCTATGGACCGCCAGGATCATTCAAGTCGTTCATTGCCTTGGACATTGCACACGCCATCGCCACAGGAACGCCATGGATGGACAGAGAGGTCAACGAGGCTGGTGCGGTGCTGTACATCGCAGGCGAGGGCTTTGGCGGTATCGGTGCAAGGATTAAGGCGCTCAAGATTCACCACCGAACAGAGAGTGGCGCACCGATCTATGTGGTCAGACATCAACTCAACCTCAGATCAAGCATTGAAGACTTCAACGCGCTGGTGCTGGCCATCGAACAGCTGGTGCAGCAGTCGGGTATCGAATTCAAGCAAATAGTCATAGACACGCTGGCCAGAGCCTTTGGCGGTGGCAATGAGAACTCCAGCGAGGACATGGGAGCGTTCATCACAGCCTGTGGACGCATTCAGCAGATCGTGCAGGACTGTGGGCTGATGATCTTGCACCACAGTGGAAAGGATGCCACCAAAGGATTGCGCGGTCACTCTAGCCTACTCGGGGCAGTGGACACCGAGCTGGAGCTGCTCAGATTCGAAGACAGCATGAAAGGAATCGTCACCATCAGCAAGCAAAAGGACGGTGCGGACAACGACAGGATTGGCTTTGAGATGGTCACGGTGGAGCTGCCAGCGCCACAAGGATCACTCCAGATCGGTGAGCCGCAGACCAGTTTGGCCGTCAACCCATGCGAACTCGGGCAGTTTGACGCGCTGAAAAGGGACGCAAAAGGTGCGTCCAGCAACGCAGGACACGGCAAGAATCAGGTCTTGTCGCTCCAATGCTTAGAAAATGCGATTAAGAAGAATGGCTTCTTGAAGTTAATCGAAGGTTCACAGCGTATGGTGGTGGATTTGAAGCACTGGAGAGAGGAATTGTGGTCAAAGATGGGGTGCACAGATGAGGATAAGGACAGTTTTAAGGTCACATGGAGTCGCATCAGGAAGGACTTGTCCAGACATGGACATGGACAAATCAGCGATGGATTTGCGTGGCTGGCATCCAAAAGCGAATCAGGCGAGGCATTTTGATACTGTATGAATAGACAGTTAACAGTTAACAAACAAGGTACAAATGTTACCTGTTTGTTCCGCACAGGTTAACAGTAACAAACCGAGAGTCTAGGACTCGGAGGTTTGTTACCCTCTGTGTGTTACCAATTAGCAACAAAAGCAAAGGAAGAGAAATGGCAACGAAAAGAAACGCAAGACAGCATCCAGTGGTGGTGAGTCCAAGTCCACAAGCAGATGCGTGGACGGTTTATGTGCAATCCAAGTTGGTGGAACTGGAGGCGGCGAAAGCGGCCAGCGATAGGAAATGGGGAGAAAATCGACTGATTACTTTAGTAGACAGTGAGTTGAGGGAGAAATTCTGGACGCAGAACGGCAGATTGCACCAAGCGATTGCGTCAAAGGATCATGCGAAATTCGATTCCAGTCTGGCGGGGATGATCAGGGCTTATGGCGTGTTGGATCAGTGGGCAGCAGATCAAGGCATCACGCCAGCCAACGATCAGATTCCGAGAATCGAGTGGGAGATGCAGACAGGTCAGGTCATGGTGATTGTCAGGACGGTCAACGAGACTTTGGCTATGCAGAGCGAAAGGCAGGAACTGAGCAACCATTGCATTTGGAGCATGGAAGAGCTGGAGGTGATCTTCAACGATCCACTGGTGCAGCAGGTCATTGCTGTCAAAGCCTTTGATCCAACCGCCAAGGTGGTTAGCTTCAAAGCCAACAAAATCGGTGGAGAATCAGGCTTTGACGACTTTCCAGATGACCTTGAGGTGCTGGACGGTCCACCAGCAGAAAAGAAATTCAACAGCAAACAAGCGGAGAGGTTCAAAAATGGAACAAATTAAGCGATTAGGGGCTTTGATCAAGGAAAAGGTACTGGACATCGTCCAGCGTGTAAAAACGGCTTTAAAGCGGGTCTGAGCGTGCCAGGTAGACCGAAATTCAGGCAAGACATGGCGCTGCTTGAGGATTTGCCAGATGACATGATCATCTCGATGCTTGAAGTCGGCAAGTCACAGACGCAGATTTGCTATGAGCTTGGCATCGGGCGCAGGTCACTCGAGCAGTGGATCGAAGATACTGATCCCACTATAATCACGCGTGCGCGTGCGAAGGCCGCAGATAAGCTGGCGGTGGAGACTCTGGACATAGCAGACAGCATGGCAGACAGCAACCCGCAGCGCGATGTCCAGCGCATCCGCACGCGCCAGTGGCTGGCCGAAAGGTGGGATCAGAAGACTTACGGCTTACAAAAAGCCGCGCAAATCAACATCAATGTCCAAGACCTGCGCATGGCGGCATTGCGCCACACCGAGGTGCTTGAAGACTTATCCACAGTGCCTACTGATTGAGCAAATCAGAGCCAGTTATCCACATTTGACTTAACATAATGGACATCGTATTAAATGGATTCTGTAAGCGTTCTGTAAGAAAGTATATGGATCAACGACTTAGCGATGCATACCCCTGTGGATATCTTTTCGCTGTAAAGTGGGCGCGGCCTGCGCCTGGCGCGGCGCGATGCCCCCCCCCTTGCGCGTTTGCGGCGGGGGCGGCTGATGACGCAGCCAAACACCTACCGAATCCCATAACCCGATGACCACCACCCCTACCCCCACCGCCGCGAAGCGGGCCGCCCCGAAAAAAATTTCCAATGATTTGGTGGCCAATAACCCTTTTGTCGAATTCGTCAAGCTGTACAAGCACAACCCTGTCCTGTTTGTCCGCGAGGTGCTCAACACTGAGCCTGACCAGTGGCAGGTGGAATTCTTAAACAGCATCGCGGCAGGCAACCGCCGTATCTCTGTGAGGTCAGGCCATGGCGTTGGCAAGTCCACCGCAGCCAGCTGGGCGATGATTTGGTATCTGTTCTTGCGCTTTCCGGTCAAGGTGGTGGTGACAGCACCGACCTCCAGCCAGCTCTACGATGCCTTATTTGCCGAGGTCAAGCGTTGGGTGAAGGTGCTGCCGCCCATGCTGGCCGAGCAATTGGATGTGAAGCAGGACCGTATCGAGGTGATTGGCGCAAACGAGGAAGCGTTCATCTCGGCCAGGACATCGAGGGCCGAGCAGCCCGAAGCCTTGCAGGGGGTTCACAGTGATCATGTGATGCTGGTGGGGGATGAGGCCAGCGGTATACCTGAGAAGGTGTTTGAGGCGGCATCTGGCTCAATGTCCGGACACAACGCCGTGACGCTATTACTCGGCAATCCGGTGCGTTCCAGCGGCTTCTTTTACGACACCCACAATCGGTTGGCGGGGGACTGGGTGACGATGAAGGTGTCCTGCGCTGACTCTCCGCGGGTCAGTGAGGCATACATTGAGGAGATGAAGGCGCGTTACGGTGAGGATTCCAACGCCTACCGCATCCGCGTCTTGGGGGAATTCCCTAAGTCTGACGAAGATACCGTCATTCCCATGGAGTTGCTGGACTTGGCGATGAATCGGGATGTGGAAGCGAGTCCCTATGCGCCATTGGTGTGGGGTTTGGATGTGGCACGCTTTGGCTCGGACCGTTCCGCATTGTGCAAAAGGCGGGGGAACGCGGTGACTGAGCCGATCAAGACTTGGAAGAATCTGGATTTGATGCAGTTGACTGGTGCGGTGGTGGCCGAGTTTGAGATATTGCCGCCATCTGAGAGGCCAACAGAGATACTTGTGGACAGCATTGGACTTGGCGCCGGCGTGGTTGACCGTCTCAGAGAGTTGAATCTGCCAGCTCGCGGCATCAATGTGAGCGAGTCCCCTGCCATGGGTACGACATACCGCAACCTGAAGGCCGAGCTTTGGTACAAGGCCAAGTCGTGGCTTGAGGCGCGGGACTGTCGGCTGCCAAAGGATGAGCTGCTGATTGCTGAGTTGGCGACAGTCAGGTATTCGTTTACCTCTAACGGCAAGATTCAGATTGAGGGTAAGGATGAGATCAGAAAGCGTGGTTTGGCCTCGCCTGACAAGGCTGATGCTTTTTGCTTGACCTTTGCTTCTGACGCTGTGATTGGCATGATGGGGTCAAAGGCGAGCACGAAGTGGAGTCAACCGTTGAAAAGAAACCTTTCAAGGGTTGCATAATTCGTTTATTCAAGGAGTAACGCATGAAGATGACCAAGGCACAAAAGAAAGTTGGTTCTGTAATGAAGGAGTACAAGGCTGGCACATTGCACTCTGGCAAAGGCGGCAAAGTCGTCAAGAATCCTAAGCAGGCCATCGCCATTGCGTTGTCCGAAGCCAAGATGCCCATGCGC